CTTTGCGCGGCCTGCACCTGCAACGGGCATTTCTTCTGGTTCTTCATCTGGTAAATCAGTATCCATTCCAAAATCTTCTTCACCGTCGTCACCACCTAAATCGTCACCACCTAGATCACCGCCTAAATCGTCACCACCTAGGTCAGCATCCATGCCACTTCCGCCAAACGCATCAGCGGCCATTCCACCTTGACCAGTGATACTGTTCAATGCAGATTTTAATGTAGCTTGACTTTGTGATAATGCAGCCTGCAATGAAGTTAATGCTTCTGTTGTTTGTGATGTGAATTGTTCAGCTTCATTGACACCAATTTCACTTTGAATGCTGTCAGATAATGCCGGTAATTCTTTTACTAACATATCAGAAACTTGTTCAACCATTTTTTGAACCGTATCAACCATATCTTGTGCGGCTAATACCACTTGGCTCTTTTCAACTTCTTCGTTTTCTACAACGATGCGTGGTTGGGGCATTAAGCGTAATTGGTTAAAACGATCGGCTAATGCTTGTTCCATAAATACTAGCTTCATATATGAAGGGCTAGTTTGGCTTTGATAAAAATCAGCAGATGATTTAGTTTCGCTAATCAATCCACGTACTTTTTTAAGCATACTGGAAGTTTCAGTCATATTCATTCTTTTTGTATTAAAAGGTAATGAATAGGTTTCGTTCAATGCTTTAGCACCGATTGAGATTTTTTTGTTGTCAAATTCTGTAAGTTTCATAGGTTTTATTCCAAGACTAATATAAAGTATTTATCTTTTTTGTTTCAATGTTCGGGTTTTCTGTTAAATCTTTGTGTCTGCCATTTCTTAGAATCATTAATATATCTGTATAATTCATCTGTAAACTGCTTTTTTTTCATCTTATCTTCGCTCAGTTTAGCTAAAAATATCAATTTATCATTGGAATCTTTGGTGTTTTTAAATATTTTAGTATGTAATGATATATCTACTTCCAAACCACTTAATAACCTATCCAATTGCAAAATCCGACGAGCTTGATATACCATATTTCTCTTATCAAAAGTACACCACGCTACAGCGTGTTTTAGCGTATAAAAACAACATTCAGTATGAGTAGTACGCATAGTAACAATATATTCATTTTGTTTATTTTTACTAATAGTGTATGCATTAAACAACTCATAGCTTCCGTCAGGGTTTTGAAATATTATTACATCTTCTAGACCTACTAACAATTCAGATTGTATTAGTCTTTCTAGCTGTTTTTCCGGGCTGTTTCGTTTAACCATAATTGACTACCTTAAAATATATATTTCTAAGTTCCGGACTAGTATCTAAAAATGCAGGTAATTTATTCCATTCTGTACCGCATTTTATCATAGGCACATTGTCACAATCACTATACAATGATCCAATCTCATTTATACCATCATTGAATACACTAGGGTGTTGTATATCAAAATCAAAGGTCCAGCAATCATAAACTTCATCATCTATCTGTTCAAATAAAAATCCAAAGTCAAAGTCGTCAAATATTATCTTTTTCTTTTCAGGCATACGTGATATTTCAGGTTGACTACGTAATGATATAGCTTGTAATATAGTATCAAAATTACATTGTGTATTTCGCTTATACAACCAACTAGTTATTTCTTCGTCTTCTACGGGACGGTGGCGGTTTACTACTCCAGTGGGTGTAATATCAAATAGTGTGTAACAAGTAATTCTAAAGCTCATAGTACTATTTAATAGAGGTAAAAAAACCCGAGAATTTCTCGGGTCCTTTTATTCAAGTTAAAGATTAACCTGTGAATGTTGCAGAAGCGGCAACTGTACAAGCTTCAACAGCGGCTGTAATAGCTGTGTCTAAAGTTGCGTCAGTCCATGCACCGACTGGGTAAACAGCCATAGCTAATGTATCATTAGTGTCATCTGTATACTCATACATATAAATTGTTGCCAATTGCTGAACAGTTTGAACTGCTGTGTTCAATTGTGTTGTTGTCAATGCACCTGTGAAAGTGATTGTGAAGAAGTCCAATTTTGGACCTTGTGGTTGAACTGTTGCCGCTGAAGTAACAGCATTAACACCAGAGTTAGTGTAAGCTGAACTGTCATAGTTCATTACTGGTTGATAGTCACCGTTTGTGCGTGTAAATTGTGCCATGATAAAATTCCTTTAAGTTTGTGAGCATATAGCTCTACTCTTATTTATGCCTGGAACAAAAAAATCCAGGATTTGGGCTTATCTTGCGGCTAAATTTTGGCGTGAAAAACCCATTCTATCAATGAATTTTAAGCCATTTGACACAAAACCCTCGTGTGTTTCAGTTCCGTCTTGTAAATAACCCTTGACCGGGCTAACTTCTGCGGCTTTATTAAGCTGACCGACTATGGACATTTTTAATTTATACATCTCTGCCCAGATAGTAAAAGCTCCTACTATAGCATCTTTATTTTGATTAAGATATTCTGTAATCTTGGCTTTCATTCTGTCTGTCATTGGTCTCGCTTCTACAAAATCCATAAATCCACTAGCTAAATTATTTAAATCACCCGCAACAATCTTTTTATTAATATATACTGTAAATAATTGATTGAAAGTATTACGAGCCTGAGGTGCGTTGTCCATCATTTGATCTACCGCAGGGCCATATTTCTTAATAGCATTTTGAACATTTTTTGCTAATGCTGTATCTAACTTAATTGCAGGGGCAGTTGGCATAGCACTAGGTACAATAGCTACATCGCTATTATTTTTTAATTGTCCTATAGTGCCATCTAAACTAGTAGCATAATCTGTACTAGGGCTATCCGGAGCGATATGTTGATGAACCGCCAATCCTGCACGTTTATTGCTTATTAATTTACCTAAATCGCTACTAGCATTTACTTTATATGTAATCCCATTAGGATTAGCTCTAAAAACATATGTTCCATTTTGATCTTTGAGTGGCTCTCTGAATAACAAATCACCCCAGTAGTAACCCTTAGCCCCGTTACTAGCTTTTTCTAAGCCAGGCCACACTTCAGCAATAATAGGCCATAAATTATCACGCTCAACACCTCGGGAAATATCATACTCTTTAAACTGTTCAGGGCTAAATATTTGCCGCCCAGTTAAGTCCTTTTTATTGAACATATGTTTGTCCATAATACTGAACTTACCTGAACTATTACGTCCAAATATCAATGCAGGATATCCATCCCATTTAATAGTAACAGTCTTTGGATTCTTTGCTGTTGCAATAGCAGACTGCAACGCACGGGTAGCACCGGCACTTCCACCTAAAAAGATTAAATCTTCAGGATGGTCTAGGTGACCTTTATCTTCTTGTATAGATAATTTGTCTAGTTTGGTTTTAAGTAATGATAATGTTTCCGATAAATTCATAGTTGTTCTTTATCACTATTATTCTTTTTTAATGACTTTGCAAACTTATCCTGATCACGTGATTTGATGGCACCTAATAGCTTTCTTTCTAAGATTTGAGCCTGTTCAGCAGTATAGTTTCTATTAATCATTTCTAATAGATTAATAGCACTAGTAATGATGTTGTGGGCCCTACTCTCAATAACGTGACTAGTATCACGGTTATTTCCGATTGCTTCTAATTCCTGCAACAGGCTACGAGTTTGTTTTTGCATTTTGGTTAATTCCTAATAGTATTTATCTATTTTACGGTTTTATTTCTTTAAACTATTAAGTAAACTTTTAAGTTTTGAACCCTGTACATCTACTACAATCTTCTTATTTTCAGGTTCTAATATTTCACCCGTAGTTTGATCAATAATAGGTTCTGTTGATTGCAATGTAGATTGTGGTTTTAACTGACTCATAATCTGATTTGCGCTAGGTTGTGGCCTATAACTATCTTCTCCATCTCCACCCGAATCACTAATTCGCATAGTTTCTACATTATAATCTAAATCAATCTTTTGTCCTACACCCGTTGAACTACGACTTTTCATACATTGAATTTGATACTTGCCTCGCTCACGCATACTACGACTAGTGAAGATACCAAACACGTTGTCTGCTGTATTAATCTTACTGATACCCCCTGCAATGTGACTGTGATCAAACTCAATCTCATCAACTGCTGTACGATTCAACTGACTAGCTGTCACCATCAGAATACCCATCTCTTTTGCTAAATTACGCAATTCCTCAGCAACATACTTGTCTTTAATAAACTGGTCGTTGGGATTGACTTTAACAGATACAGGCATAACAAGATCCAAATAGTCAATCATCACAAAGTCAATCTTAATATTTGTTTGAATCTGTACTTCTTTTAAATATGCTCTGATATCATTTACGTTGCTTTGTGCAGGTAATGCCTTAACACGATATTGTCCTGACTTCTTACCTACCATCTTAACTTTAAGCTCAGTTGAACCAATGTCTCTACGAATATCTTTTGTACCCATATTAGTCAACATAGCATCTGTACGCAAACTAGTTAATTCTTCACTCAGTTCTAGTGTAACATAAACACCACTCATTCCTGTTTGCAACCAATTCAATGCAATGTTCATCATAACCAATGATTTACCTGATCCAGAACCACCTGCAAAAATATTCAATTCACCACGACTAAAGCCACCATACAAGATTCTATCAAGTTGAGGCCAGCCTGTACTAACTTGCCCACCACTATTAAAGTATTTGTTGATACGTCCTGCAGGATCTAAAAAGTAATCTGTACCCATATCTTTTTGTAAACTAATCTGTACTGCATCTTTGATTAGTTTTTCGACTGGTTCAAACTCACCTTTCTCTAACAAATCGGCTGATTTAAGAATAGCTCGTTCTAGCTCTTGTCTTTTAGTAAATGATTCAAATTCTTCAAAGAACCAATCATAATGACCTTGTACTAATTCAGGAATCACTTCAATGGTTTGACCAGTGATTGCTTTAATCTGTGTGCTATCCGGCAATACACTATATTTTGTGGTGTGTTCTTTAAACAATTCTGCTACAGGACGCAAACTCTTATCAAAGTTCTCAGCGTTCATAATGTTCATAAC